ATGACCGACAATCTGTTTGAAGATCCGCGATTGGAAGATTTCTGCTCGTATATCGGCAGCACGGCGTGGAACATTTTGGGCGGTCAGGGCTATGACATGCCCAAGTTCAGCACCTCATTCACAGAAATGTGGGGCCAGCACCACTACAAATACTCAGGAATGGACCAACACGTTCATCCCTATGGCGCACAGATTATCGGCTTTTACTTCCTCAGATCACCACAGGGCGGCTCTGCGGCCACATTCCATGACCCCCGCGCTGGTAAGGTACAAGCCAGTCTGCCTGAGTTTGATATAGCCCAGATCAGCGGCGCCAGTAATCAGATCAATGTGGCTCCAGAGGCCGGAACCATGATCTTTACAAACGCTTGGTTGCCGCACTCATTCACGCGCAATGGATCAGAAGATCCTGTGACGTTCATTCACTTCAATCTGGGCGTCATTGCCAATCCTCCTGCTCCGGCTGCAGAGGTGATCTGATGAAGTACCACATTAGATACAACAAGTCGGCTGGTGAACCCGGCAGAGGAACTGCTGATCATAAGTGGCGTGTCTTTGAAGAGGGAAAAGAGTATCTCTTCAAGAACTTCAAGGTCAATGTGCCGTGTCATAATGAATTTGCTTATGGCGATTGGAATTTAGCTTGCGAGGGTGTTCTTGTCATAGACAGGGAAACATCTACGGCAGTGATCAATAATATTCCATAAAGAGGGGAACTTATGGAAACCGAAGCACCGTCTCTGCCTCAGGTAGAGCAATTTTTCTTTTTTCCGTCTACAATATATCGGGCAAATTTGCCTGATTTCCTGCCAGCAGCAACGGCTGTTCTTGATGAGCATCTGGCATCATTTCCAACTGCTGATGAAATTTATCCAATCAATCAAACTGGCAGCATGTATGACACGCGAATCCAAGGTTTGCTTGACTATATTGGCAATACGTCTTGGTTGATCTTGAACGAACAGGGCTACAATATGGACCTGTTCAATTGCACAATTAGCGAGTTTTGGGGCCAAAGGTTCTATAAACACGGCCAACACATTGAGCATATTCACAACATGGGCGTCCAGCTCACTGGGTTCTATTTTGTCGAAGTGCCGGAAAACAGTTCACGGCCTTTGATCTTCGACCCCCGCCCCGGCAAAAAGCAGATCAATTTGCCAGAGCGTGACATGTCGCTAGTCACTCAGGGGTCTGCCCAAGTCAATTTTGACGTAAAGGCTGGCGACATTTTGCTGTTCAATTCTTGGCTTGGCCACGGGTTTACGCCAAATTCTTCAGACAAAGAGTTTCGTTTCATCCACTTCAATGTCGGGGTGATTCCGTCTATATTGCCATCAGCAGTTCCGCTATCGAATGCAGAGGTTGTTTGATAAACTTATCAAAGAAGGGGAAGTAAAATGAATGACACGCTTATCGAGCTAAAATTGACTGTGGAGCAAATAAATTATATCTTGCAGGCACTAGCTCATCGGCCATTTGGGGAAGTGGTACAGCTAATTTCTGACATAAAAGCTCAAGGTGAATCAGCTATTCAAGCTGCACAACCGACAGCAGAATCTGTAGACGCTCCAGAGGCATAGCATGGACACCCAAAGCCTGATCAACACTGGTATCGGCGTTATAATCGCTGTAGGCAGTTGGTTTGGTCGAGAGCTTTGGGATGCTGTCAAAACATTGAGGGCAGACGTTCATAAAATTGAAGTTGATTTGCCTTCAAATTACTTACGACGAGATGAGTTTTCTGAGGGAATGAAAGAGATCAGAATGCTCTTTGATAAGGTTTTTGAAAAGCTGGACAGTAAAGTTGATAAATGATTTCCGTCGATTCCATCACCAAACCTATTGCGCTTGCGACTGCAATTATCACGCTGCTTGGTGGCGGCTATTCTCTTTACGATAAGATAAAACCTGCCCCTAAAAGCATTTTGGAATGGGATGCAGAGCATTTCAGCATCTCTAACGGCCCTGCTTCTGGCGAATTTAAGGTAATTGTTGCGCGGCAAAAAATCCGTGATGACTGCACAGTTGAGGCTTTTAGCCTTGAAGTGCGGGATTCTGATTTTATTGTCCATAAGGCATCTTCTTCGGTTTCTATCTTTTCTGGCCCAGCCAGTCCAACGGTGGACAAGTTTGGCTACACCATGACAATTGAAAAGCCGGAAAGTGTTGCTTTGGGGACCGCCAAGCTGATCGCCCGAATTACCTATAAATGCCCAGAAGGCAATGTAGTGGTTGCCTATCCTGATCACAAAAACCTTAATTTCAACATTGAAGGGAAATGACCATGCAAATGTCACAAGGGGGGCTGGATGCCCTGCTTAAGAAGTTTGAAGGCTGCAAACTGAAGGCCTACAAAGATCCAGTTGCCATTTGGACTATTGGCTATGGCCATACTACCGCCGCTGGTGAACCAACTGTCACCGAGGGCTTGGTCATTACTCAATCCGAAGCAGAAGCCATTCTAAAGCGGGATTTGGTCAAATATGAAAAGGGCGTAATGGATCTTGTTAAGGTTCAATTGACCCAGCACCAATTCGATGTCTTGGTTGACTTTGCCTACAATGCTGGCGTTGGCAATTTAAAGACATCCACCCTGCTTAAAAGAGTCAATGCAAGTGACTTTGATGCTGTCCCGACCGAGCTGATGAAGTGGACTAAGGGTGGCGGTAAAGAACTTCCTGGCCTTGTTCGTCGCCGCCGGGCAGAAGCGGAATGGTGGCGTGATCTGGCTAACAAGCCCGTGATTGAAGAAGAACAGCGGGTCGATCCAGATCCCGTGCCCGTAAAGACCATTACGGAATCCAAGCAGGCCAATGGCGCCATTGCCATCGGTGCTTTGGGATCTGTTGGCGCGGCCAAAGAGGTTGTAACGCAGGTTCAAGAAGCAAATGACCTATTTGCGACTGCTATGTCCATGCTCAAAGACACAAATTTCTTGATCATGGTGGCTGTGGTCGGCATTGGAGCTGCTATCTGGTACTGGCGTAAGAAGCACCTTGAGGAGCATGGCGTATGATTGCTTTTCTGTTCTCTCCCATAGGCCGATATGTAGCCATCGGTCTTTTAGTCTTTGTGGTTTTAGGCGGCGTTTATGCTAAAATACGGGCAGATGCGGTTGCCGAAATAGAGGCTGCGGCAACTGCTGATGCCATCAGGAGAATGCAAAATGCGGTTAATGCTGGTGATCGGGTTGATGTCAGCCCTGACGGCCTGCTCAAGTCTGACGGCCACAAAAGAGACTAACGGAACCGTTTGCTCGGTTTGGAGGGACATCTCTTGGTCATCCAAAGATACCCCCCAGACCATTACCGAAGTGAAGGTAAATAACGCTCGGCGCGAGGGGTGGTGCACGGGCGCAAAATGATGTATTTATAGGGAGTTCGCGAGGCTTCCATGACCACTGGTTTAACATACAGTCAATATGTGACTGACATAGCTACGTTAGCAGTAGTTGATCCTGCTGACACAGCGTACACTACACTCTTGCCTCAGATGATCACATATGCGGAAAACCGCATGTATCGTGACATTGACTTCCTATTTACCTCGACATCTGTGACTGGTTATGCTGTCTTGCCGGGCAGTAGATCAATTATCGTTCCGCAAGGCACGTTTGTGGTAACTGAGCAAATTAATATTATCACGCCTGCTGGAACGCAGAATCCAGATCTTGGGACGCGCAATCCTTGTCTTCCTACAACAAAAGAATTTTTGGATGCGACATATGGTTCGGCAACATATACTGGTTTGCCGACATATTATGCGCCATTCAATGACAATCTTTACTATGTAGGTCCGTTCCCTGATCAAACTTATTACGTCGAGATTGTTGGCACATACCGTCCTGCCAGTTTGTCGGCAACGAACACAACGACATTCATCAGCCTTTACTTGCCTGATGTGTTTATCATGGCAAGCATGATCTTCATTTCTGCATATCAACGCAACTTTGGTCGCCAGTCTGATGATCCTGCAATGGCTCAATCATATGAGAACCAATATCAATTGCTGCTGAAGGGTGCTGTGGTTGAAGAAGCCCGTAAGAAGTACGAATCTTCTGGCTGGACTTCGCAGTCTCCTTCTCCTGTTGCAACTCCCACACGGGGCTAACACATGCCCCATAATGCACTGAAACTCACCCCCGGCGTCGATCAGAACAGAACAATTGCGCTTAATGAAGCTGCAATATCGACAAGCAATCTGATTAGGTTCATTCCTGATCGACAGGGTCTTGGTTTGGTGCAAAAGCTTGGTGGATGGACAAAATTCTATCCAAACAAAATACCATCTGTTGTTCGCAATCTTTGGGCTTGGGAAGACACAAACTCTCAATCATATCTTGCTGTCGGTGCTGAAACATCGTTGAGCTACATCAATAATGGTAATCAAGAATCAATCACCCCAGAAGGTAAAACAGATAATGTTGCGGTGAGCTGCACTACAACTATCGGAAGTCAAATTGTAACAATCACTGATATTGGCATCAATGCCACTCAATATGATTATGTATTTTTCAATACGCAAATTAGTGTTGGTGGTTTGATCCTTCAGGGAATGTATCAAACATTTAATCCTACAAATGCTGCCAATACATTTTTAATTTATGCTGTAGATGTTTTGGGTTTTCCTGCATATGCAACATCAGCAGTCACTAATGGCGGAGCTGTTGCATCAATTGCCACGACGAGCGGCAGCGCAAGTGCAACTGTGACACTCAATAATCATGGTTATTCTGCTGGAGATACGTTTCCTATTTTGGTTGCAACAACAATTGGCGGCATTCCATTTTATGGGAATTACATAATCCAATCTGTAACAACCAACACATTTGTAATCAACGCAAACAATTCGGCAACGTCTACAACGACAGGTTCAATAAACGGCGGCAACGCGCAATATCTATTTTATCTTGGTGTCGGTCCTATACCTTATGGAACAGGTTACGGAATTGGTGGTTATGGAATTGGTGGTTATGGTACAGGAACGCCTTTATCACCTCCTACAAATCCAATAACAGCCACTGATTGGACGTTAGACAATTGGGGTGAAATCTTAATTGCATGCCCATTAAATGGCGCTATCTATGAATGGTCACCACAGGCTGGCAATAATATTTCTTCTGTCATTGCAAATGCTCCTAATGTTAACGCAGGTATGCTTGTGGCTATGCCACAGCGTCAAATCATTGCTTGGGGATCTACATTCAATGGCATTCAAGATCCGCTTTTAATTCGCTGGTGCGATGTCAACGATTTCAATTCTTGGTCAGGAACTGTTACAAACCAAGCAGGTTCGTATCGCATCCCAAAAGGATCTAAGATCATCGAGTGCATTCAAGGTCCACAGCAAACACTTGTGTGGACTGATGTTGGTTTATGGTCGATGCAATATGTCGGCCAACCATTTGTGTATCAGTTCAATGAGCTTGCAACTGGCTGCGGATTGATTGGTCGCAAAGCCGCTGCTTCTCTTAGTGGTACAATTTATTGGATGAGCCAATCGCAATTTTATAGATTGGGATCTTCCGGTCCAGAACCGATTCCGTGTCCGGTTTGGGACGTTATCTTCCAAGATCTTGATACAACAAATCTTGATAAAATCCGTGTTGCTCCAAATAGCCGCTTTGGTGAGATCTCGTGGTATTATCCAACCACTGGCAATAGCGGCGAGATCAATGCCTATGTGAAATACAACATTGTCCTCAATCAATGGGACTACGGCACATTGGCTAGATCGGCTTGGATCAATCAATCTGTGCTTGGTCCACCAATCGGCGCAGATCCAAATACTGGTTATATCTATCAGCACGAGACATCAACTGATGCTGACGGACAGCCTATGGCATCAAGCTTTCAAACTGGCTTCTTTGCCATGCAGGAAGCTGACGTAAAGACATTTGTTGATCAAATATGGCCCGACATGAAGTGGGGTTACTTTGGCGGCACACAAAACGCACAAGTTCAAATTACATTTTATGTGTCAGACTATGCTGGCCAAACGCCGCTTGTTTATGGCCCATACACTATGACGCAAAGCACAACATACATCACGCCGCGATTTAGAGCGCGATTGATGGCAATTAAAATATCGAGCGATGACGTTGGATCATTCTGGCGTATTGGTAATATCCGATATCGATTTCAGCCTGATGGGAAATTCTGATGGCCAGTCTTGACGATATCCTTACCACGCAGCGCAATGGTGTTATTGCGATCAATAATCTTGGGCAACAGCTCAAAGCTATTGAATCAGATCTGCCTTGCATATGCACTAATCTTGCAGCTATTTTGGTGCAGATTACAAACTTGGCAAAATCAAGTTTTCCTGCAACAACAAGTCCAACAATTGCAGCATCGACTACACAACTTGTTATTGCTGGATCGGGTAGAATTTTTGCTGTTTCAATCCCAGTTCATGCTGGTTCTTCCCAAGTCTATATTTATGATTCTGCAACAACTGGCGGAATATCTGCAAGTAATCTTATTTTTGCTTCGCTGCCATCCAATGCATCGTCTTTCACGCCATATCAAAATGTGAACCTCACATATACAAATGGCATAGTCCTAAAAACCGATGCAGGAATTAATTTCTGCGTTGCTTATACAGCTAATTGAGGACACGATGCCCTTAAAACACGGATCATCACAAAAAACAATTAGCAGCAACATCAGCGAGATGGTTCATGCTGGTCATCCGCAGAACCAAGCTGTGGCCGCTGCACTGAGCATGGCCCGTAAACACAAAGCTGGTGGCGGTCCCGGCGTCATGGGCAACCCTAAGCCCGTTTATAACAATCCTCCGCCTCCCAGCCAATACGGTGGCCCCGTCGAAAAGGTCCACGTTGGCCCCATCCATAGCCCTGTGGCTGGTCGCACCGACCACCTGCCCATGCATGTGCCATCGGGGGCCTATGTAATCCCTGCCGACATCATCAGCGCGATGGGTGAAGGCAATACGATGGCAGGCTTTAAGGTGGCCAAAGACATTTTCTCTGCCAAAGGCATCCCCATGAAAGGCATGCCCTATGGCGCTGGGATGGCTCCCTACGGCGTTACCATGCCTCACCGAGCGGCAGGTGGCGAAGCCAATTTGGCAGGCCCTGCGGTCCCTATTGTGGCTGCTGGCGGCGAATATGTTATCCATCCCGACGATGTCCGTTATGTGGGTCACGGCGATCTCGATGAAGGCCACAAGTCGCTGGATTCATTTGTAAAGAAAATGAGGGCTAAAACTGTAAAGACGCTTCAAAAGTTGCCGGGTCCAAAGAAAGATTGAGGGGAAAATGAACAATTTTAATATCCGCATAGGTACACCAGAAGACATTCACGGTGTCATGGCATTGGCTATGGCTGCATGTGAAGAAAACGGTTTTGTCGATCCAAACCCTAAAAAGCTATTGGGTGAAATATGGTCAGCCTTGAACCTTGATCACGGTCTTATGGGCGTTATTGGCCCAAAGGGTGGCCAGCTCGAAGGGGCTGTTTTGCTTAGAATTGGGTCCATGTGGTATAGTGACTCACAGGTTCTCGAAGAGAAAGCAATCTTCGTCGATCCGAACCAACGCAGTGCGAAGGGGGGCCGCGCTCGTAAATTGTGTGAGTTCAGTAAGCAGGTTGCCGATTCATTAAATATTCCTTTGATTATAGGCGTTCTATCTAATCATCGGACTAAAGCCAAAGTGAAGTTATATGAACGCCAATTCGGTGAGCCGTCTGGGGCGTTTTTCTTGTACAATGCACGGACTGGCCGTAAGCCAACTGAAATGCGAATAGCTGCGGAGTAGTATTTATGAGCAACCCCCTTCTTGCTTCCCGCAAAAAATACACTGGCTGCAATGAGCCTGAGTTTTTTGGTGTTGGTGGATCAGCTCGATTCTTACCACCGGGGGTTTCTATTGAGTTTTATCAAGGAAAAACCTCTACGTCTACATCATCGACAAGCATTCCGCCTGAAGTTCTTGCCAATTATCAAGCGGCCTTTGCTAGGGCTAAATGTGCCTCTTTAACACCATTTAAACCTTATTCTCAGTGTGCAAGTGCATTTGTCGCTGGTCTAAATCCAACAGAACAAGCTGCAATGAACAACGTGAATGCGTTGCAAGGCAGCTATAAACCTAGCATCGATGTTGGACAACATTTAGAATTACAAGGCCTTCAACAAGGCGTTCCATTAGAATATCAATCTCTTGCGACTGCTGGCCGTGGTCAGCAAATGGGTGAACAATTATACGGGCGTTCACTTTGTACTATTGGTCAAGGGCAACAGGTCGGCGGTCAGCTTTACGGCCAATCTCTTTGCACTGCAGGCACTGGCAGAAATCAAGCCATGAATATTTATGGCGGTGCTATGTGTGGGATTCA